CCTTTCCATTCCACAGCTTGTGGAATGCATCCCGTCGGCACAGCTCGTCCGAAAGGAAACGGAATGAGACCAATCTCATTTCGTCGTTGATATATCTCAACTTATCCAGAGGCTTTCTGGATACGTAGTCCTCTGGGACTACGAGGTCAATATTGGGTATATTGATCACTGTTGCCTGTTCGACAATAGTTCGAATGACTATCCAGTCATTCTCCCAAGAGAACCCTTTAGGTGAACTCTTGTAAATACCTGTAAGCAACAGGTAGTATTTGAGGAAGTCCCCCAAATCGAGAGTTAGCATTCTCTCGAAGTAAGGAAGGTAATCCTTACGGAACTTATCGTCTTGATAAGTTAGGATCGTGCCGATTGCAAGATCCATACCGCCCAATGGTTGCGGTAAAGAGGCCATGGCGCTGCCAAGTCTCTTAGCTTCCATGAAATTGGATGCCCAAAGGAAGGTCTTCGACCTCTCCTTAGTGGATTCGACTGGATTCCACGCGATCTGCTTGTTTAGCATGTTCGCATGGCCGATAAAGGGAGATTTCCCATCGGCTTTTACCTTTGAGCGGCCGCTCATAAGGCTTCCCTTGATGACATCAAGGTATACGAGGTCTCCAAATATGGACCCCGCGAAGGCCTTTAGGTCTTCGTATGTCTCTAAATCAGAGATTATTGCGACGTAGTTTTCGCAAAATGTAGCCGTGTCTTCGGATACAGAATTGAGCTTGCTGAATTTGCAGCCCAATTGTTCTGCTAGCATGCAGAATTCAAGACATACACGAAGTGTTGTCTTTAGGAGGACTAAATCGTCCCCTACAGACTGTCCGAGTGGCCTCGGCAGTCCAAGTTCTAAGCAAACTGCTCGAACTATGCCTGACAAAAGCATTGACAGGTGAATGAAGGACATCCCGTCCCCCATAAACGAACCTCTAGTTGAGGTTAGTTCGCTGGGTCCTGACCAGTATCCAGCTTCAGACATGTGTCTCATGTCTACTACTCTTGGGTGAGAGCTCAAGAGCTCGTGGAAAGTTTTCCACGGTGAGAAGTCTTGCATGACCTCATCAAAGATCTCACAATTGAGATCTAGGACCTCAAACGGTATGTTGTAGGTCGCTTCCGTCAAGTCGGCGGAAAAGTGAACTGTTTGTTCACTTAAGTCCTGAAGCTCTTCAGGGCT